CGTGAGCGTATTGAGAATAATCTTGATATGCCTATGGATATTTTTAACGTGTTCGTAGGAAACCGAACCAAACTAACAAGGAAACAATAAACATGAACAAAGAAACAAGTATCGCGAACCGCGAAAATGCAGGTGCATTGTCTACAAATATATTTGAAGCTGATGCAAATGCTGGCTCTCAGAACATGACGCAGGATGATCTTGCGTTACCGTTTTTGAAAGTCTTAGGACAATTATCTCCAGAAGTTAATAAACAAAACTCTAAGTTTATTAAGGGAGCAGAACCTGGGATGATTGTAAATAGCGTAACCAAAGAGCTCTATGATGGAACTAAAGGTATAGATGTTATACCGGTCCATTACGAGAGACAATATGTCGAATGGCAAGACAGAGGTCAAAGTGGAAATGCCCCTGTAGCAATCCATAAAGCAGATAGTGATATCATTAGTACAACTACTCGTGATAAATCTTGGAAAGATAGATTACCAAATGGTAATTATCTGGAAAATACCGCTAATCACTTTGTGATTCTTCTGGGTAAAACTCCATCTACAGCATTAATTTCTATGAAGGCTACTCAATTAAAAGTTAGTCGTAAATGGAACTCATTAATGATGGGATTAAAGTTGCAAGGTAAAAACGGCTTA